ACTGTTATTATTAATGGTTTGGTTAATGCTTTGTATATTCGTTATTCATATCTCGAGTTGAATCCTGAGAGTGAAGTTGATTCATTTAAAGATAACGTGGCACTCATGACTTATGGTGACGATAATACATTTGGTGTTTCAGCATCTATTCCGTGGTTCAACCATACCACTATCCAAGCAAAGCTCGCTGAAATTGGTGTTACTTACACTATGGCAGATAAGGGTGCTGCATCTATTCCATATATTGATATTAAGGATGTGTCATTCTTAAAACGTCAATGGGTTTGGGATGAAGATGTGAAAGCTTGGGTTTGTCCATTGGAAGAAGAATCTATTAAGAAAATGCTTACAGTATGGATTCCATCTGGAACCATTTCTGCTGAAGCACAAATGATTGCTGTCATGCAATCAGCTGTTAATGAGTACTTTTTCTATGGTAAACAACGTTTCAATGAAGAACGTGACTTCTTGATGAAGTTAGCTAAAGATAATAATCTTATGGCGTATACCAATCAATCCACGTTCCCAACTTGGAATGAATTATACACGCGTTTCTGGACATCTTCTGAAGATGTTGTAGTTGCGCGTGGTGTGGGGTCTGACCTTACAGATCCCGGACTTATGTCCAAAACCGACTCAAAGGATTACTTTAGTTATTCTGACAACACCAATTGGAGTTTAGGTGGTTGTAGTGTGGACGAGTAAATTATCTCACCCGGGCGTTCCCCGAAGTCCCTTTTAAGGGAAGGATTTGGTTGGAATCTAATGGCTCCGAAACTCGAACATCTACGGGTGTAAGTGTTCGTTTCAAACGCACCTTCTAATTCAAATCTATATGTGAGCGACGACTCCAATAAACGATCATCTGGAGAATCTTCTCTAATTTCCTTCCGTTCTTATGACCTTTCTGGTCAGGAACCAATGGATAAAACTGTCATCGAGGATTTCATGCGAAATCTTGATGCTAAATTCCCACTGTATGATTGTGGATGCCCAGCGCCTTTAGCGTTGGAAGGAGCGCCTGGAATTTGTCCAGAGTGCTCATGCTGTCACTTGCGCTGCG